ATATGCTAATAGAAAGAATACGTTCAGCACCTCCATAGTGATCTATGTGTTCCTTAAAATAATGCCCTACTTGATAACGCATTATTTGTATGCCTGTATGTGCAGTAGCATTGTGCTGACAAGGATATTTTGTTTGTATATGTTTTAGTGCTTTTTCAATACTATCAACACATACACCGCGATCTTTACCCATCATAGTAAAATGACAAGTTCTATGTTCTGTTACTTTGTTTTCTGTGTTTGATACTGCCGCTTTTGCGACTTCCCAACCGTCCCACGCTGTATCAGCATCAGGTTGTTGTTCTGCCCATTCTATAATTTGTTCACAGGTTTCTGGTGCGAGTAAGTTTTGATAAATTTGAACATAATCACGTAAATCTGTGCTATTTGCTAACACAGGTTCCATTATTTTTTATCTAATCTATCTAATTGTTCGTAGAGTTGATACATTCTCTCTCTAAAAACGTCTCCAACTTGATCCCCCGGAGCGAGTTTAAACTTAGGATCTCCACGCATTTCTTGTATTTCTTCTCTAATTGAATTAGCATCTTTTCTAACACCAATAGTATTATTGCTAATAGGGTTCGGCATTCTGCCTTGCTCCATTAACTGTTCCAAATACATAATACCTTCTGCTGAATCTACTAATGGTACATTCAATACTCTTTCAGGTAATGTATTTGCATACTTTTTAACTGCATCTAATCTTGCTTGATAATTGTCACCCCACTGTACTTTTAGTGCTGACTCTTCTTTAACAAGATCTGATCTTGGTGCATCTTGCATTTGGTCTTGTACTTTAGCTATTTGATCCGCATAAAGGGCCAATGCAGTTTTAACTTGTGCTTGGGAAAAGTTTCCTTTTTTGAATACTTCTGATACTTCTCCAACTAAATCTTCTGGGAATTCTGATAACCCAACATCTTTAGTAATTGTAAAATCATATTCTTTTGGTACATGGTTAGTCATTTTCTTTTCTAACTCACCATATGACTTTGCTAAATCTTCTGGAGATTTAAACTTTTCTGGTAACCATCCCGGTCTTTGTTCTTCTTGTACTTCGTCTGATGCTTTAGCAACTGACGTATCTGCAGTAGGTTGTTCCTGTGCTTGTTCCAATAAACCTTCGTTTTTATTTTCTACAGGAGCCTGCTCTTGTGTTTCTTCTGGCATTATATTGTATCCTTATTGTTTTCAACAGCACTACGTTGACGACACATATTTGTTATTCTACGTAACAACTGTTGTTGTCCAATTTGTAGAACACAGGAATATGGGTTTGGTGCGTCTGCACTAACACGAGTTTGATTTATAATACGTTCAAGATCTTTTAGAACTAATACACCGTTAGGTGATTCAAATACTTGACGATACGCTAATTGTAGTTGTGTTAAAGAGTTGTTCATAGTTTCTGTACTGTTTTTTTACGTTCATTGTATTTATCCGATTACTACTGTGCGGGTGGTGTTTGTGGTTGTTCTGCTTGTTGTACCATTGCTTCTTGAGCCATAGCCATCATTGCTTGTTGTTGTGCTTGTTGTTGTTGCTGTTCTTTTATTGCTTTCACTTCTTTTAATGATCTTACTGCTTCTGGACTAAAATCTGAATCTCTAATAACTTTTCTAGTTAATTTTTGTATATCAACGTTGATACTTGCTTCTGGTCCAAGTTGATTTATTAGTTGAAGTATTCCCATGTCTCTATTAATTTCAGACATAGCAATTCCTTTTTTAACTGCAGAATTTACTACTAATTCAAATTGATTACCATCAATAACAAATTCTTGTATTTCACCTCTCATTTGTAATCTAACAATAAGATTACCAACTACTTGTCTTAAAAATTCATTTTCTAATCTTAATCCTGCTGGACCTATTCTACGATAGAACTCTGCTTGACGCACTTGTACTTCTGTTGCTGTTTGATATTTGCTTTCTTGTGGTGGCAATATAGCATCATTGTATAACATTTTTCTAATTTGTGATCTATGATCTGCTATTGTTGATTCTGTGATGTTTAATGATCCAGGGAAAGGAACTGGGGTTAATGGGCTGTCAGTTACTACAACATCTCCAGGACGCAATTTCATATTTGAAAAATTCACAGAAGTGTCGCTTGAGGTTTGCCAACATCCAAACGCTAAGAATGCAGATGCCTGCATAAACAATTGTTGAGCTTCATTTACTACACGTATATGGGGAAGTGCCATTCTTATTGGACTTTCTCCAAGAATATCTCCTACAGTTTTATTAAATCTAAATACTGTAAACATAGGAACGGGCATTTTTCTAGTTTCCATAATGGTACCATCTTTTCCTACTTGTACTGTGTATGTGTATTCGTCTTCCATTGGAATTCTGAAACAACTTTCTAATACTGGATGTCTTTTGTATGGATCTTCTGTGCAAATTTTACATAACTCAAAACCTAATTTTTCTGGGCCATATGTTTCTAAAAGATATTGACCTGTAAGTGTATGTTCTCTGAATACTGTATCTATTTCTGTTTTTGCATTATCTAAAAAGTATAATTGATAACTTGGTATTGCTGTAAAATTGATTTTTTTATCCTCGTAAGTTGCTATACACCCGTAACCTGCAATAACGCAATCTGTAAGTGCTTCTGATGCCGCAACGTAAAAGTTACTGTCTCTAATTGTTTTGAATACTGTTCTGTTTGCTACGTCTAATGCCATCTTAACATCTGACGCAACTGATTCTTTTATATCTTCACGTACAGAAATAGTTGCCCATTGACTGTTTTGTGGTATTAAAAGATTTAATATTGTTGAAACTAAATTTTGTACTGCATCCGGGGCAGTAGAATCATATATTTTTGTTCTATCTGTTTTATCGTTGTCTGCTCTGTAGATATCTCTATTTGGACGAGTATATTTGTATGCTTCTGATATTTCGTCTTCGTGTTGTTCTCTAGCAGTTTTGGCCAACTTAAAGGCTTTTGCTATGTAATCTTTCATATTTTTAGTTGTTACCAATTTGAGTAAGATCTGTACCTAATGGAGAAATTGTATTTGCTCCAATGCCCATATCAGTTGCACCAAATAAACCCCCAGCAATATCTCTAGATGTAATTAAAGATGCTCTACCTCTTCTTCTTCTATTGGCTCTGATTTGTGCTCTTCTTGCATTTTTTCTTTCATCAGCTAATTGGCCTGCCGCTCTTGAGTCAGAATCCGCTTGAAGTTTTCTTTGTACTTCTAATTGTTGTCTTGCCATGTCGTCTGCACTAGGCATCGCTGGCATTTTTGGCATTATGCACATATTAGTAACCTCCTCCAAGTAATCGTATAATGTTTTGTGCTGTTTGTTTTTGTGCTTGTAATAAATTTCTTCTTCCACCTAAAACTTTTTCTTGATCAACAATACCAAGTGGAGTTTTACTTGAAACTAAAACACCTCTTCCTCTTCCTGCCGCACTTGCAGATCTTCCTCTTCTTCTTGTTGTTGATGAAGTAGGTGCTGGTGCTGGACTTGGTGCTGGAGGTGGTGGTGGTGGTGGTGGTGGTGGAGGTGGTGGTGGACTGATACACATCATTTGTGCAACCGGACCTTTGTATTCTGAACTAATTTCATCAACAATGTTGAATTCTTTGTCCCAAACTAATTTTGAATAAATTTTCATTTTTTCTTTTCTCCTAATTGCTTCGTGCGTGTAACCCATCTCTTCGTGCGTATGTATTATACACAAAAAAAATAAATAACTTTGTCAGTCCAATTATTTACCTGGAATCAGTGTTTAATTAATTTTAAAACTACTTCCAGAGTTAGAAAGCGGGTTAAAAACTTTAGCCACTTTAGAAACATCTACGGCTATGTTAGGAAGATAATTTATTGCCTCTGACGTAGCATCAATACAATCATCTGTCATCCTTGGTCTTGGAAAGGCTTGTAGCTCATCAAAGAACGGTGTATTCTTTACTCTTTCGTGGACATACATTCTACCAATTTTTATAATTGGCTCTAAAGTTTGTGCAATAAACACTCTTTTATTTGTAGTTCTAAATTTTGGAATAACTTGTACAAAAACTTTCATATCTCTTGCAACTTTACGTAACTCTGATGCTAACGTTGCACTAAAGTTTTCTTCAACAATTACGTGTGCTAGTTTATGATATGCACAACATAAAATAAGTTCTCTACATTGATTTGTAAAATCTTTTTCTTTTTGATCGACTCCTGTTAAAACTTTTATATCATGAACATATGTATTTCCTTGGTCGTCCCTCGCACAAATTGATAACACAGAGGCATCTCTGCCTTGAATTCCTTGTGCAGGATCCCATGAACCTACTACACGAGTTATATTATTTTTACCTAATCTACAAGCAGAAAGATAATCTCCAAATGGTTGTGCAATTTGTTGCCATTCAAACTCATCATTATACATTTTAATTTTTTCTAATTCAACAAGAGGTTGATAAGTTGATTGCGGCAAAAGCATATATTGCGAGTTATAGTCCCCAGAAGTTGTCTCCCGTTTTTGCTGTTCAAGCCATTTATAAGAAAACATACCATCTGGATGATCTGCCCAAGCAAGATAATCTTCTTGAACTTGTGTTGAATCTTCTTTCATAACCATACGTTTTCTTACTACAGGAATTTTTTTTGTAGTATATCCTTTGTTATCTAAATGATCGTAAATTGTGTACTCCGAATGGGGAGTTCCGGCTAGGAGAATTTGATTTGAAAGTTTTCCAAATTCAGCAACCCGTTCTTTTATTCTTTCTCGTTGTCCATTTGTTATAACATTATCACTGGTCTCTACGTCATCACCTATTATGGTGGCCGCGTGCATTCCTGTATATGACGCTCCCAACGAAGAAACTGTAACAGAAGGATTAAGTTGCATTATTGGCCGATCAACTGTAAAATTTTCTGCTTTCCAAGAATACAAACTACTTTTCATATGCTGTAACATAGGATGGCTTTCAATCATTGATCTAATGAATAAACTATTTCTTAATGCTAAATTTCTTTTTGCTGATATTAGTAAGCAAGTCCAGTTTGGATCAATTAAAAGTTTCCAACAAATAAAACAGCCAAGGATATAAGATTTTCCTGAATGACGAAATGCTTGTAAAATTCTTCTTGGGTTATCGTCAGTTGCTTCTAACCATTCTGCTATTTCTAAATGTATGGGTGGAGTATCATACTGCGATACGATGTTTGTCGCATCTAAAAATACTGGAAAACTTATCTTCATTATACATTTGTTTTTGATTTTTGAATACGTTTCTCTGCTAATTGAATTAATTTAGATGCTTCTTGTTTTTCTGCTTGTGTATTAGAACCCACAGGATGGATATTTCCACTTACACTTTGAGCAAGGTACTTTAACATCATCAACTTATTACGTTTTGCATTGTCTAAAAACGTTGTTTGTTTAATATAATCTTTTTCATCAGACTGTGGATAAGGTACATCAAAGAGTTGTTTCGCTTCTTCTAATTCTTTATCCCAATAGGTGGTAGCAAAATCTTTTACTATTTCTAACCACGCTCTTTCAACTCTATTTTTTGACACTAATCTTTACCCTCTATATCTATTTTTGGTTGATTTGGTTGATTTGGTTGATTTGGTACACCCGGACCATTTACTTGATTAGTGGGTTCGTTTTGTTGAATATATGTTATTAATTTATTATGTAACATACCCACCCCTGCAAGTTCGTTAGCTCTAAAGGCACCTCTTTGTGAAGAGACATCTATTACTCCACACATAGTTTTATAATCGTTGATTGTGATTTCTATTGTTTGTTGTTCTTGTTTCATTAGTATTTTCCTTTTCTGTTCAATTTAATATTACGTGCCGTTGCTTTAATGATACTGCAAGGAGTCAAAAAGATGCGAACAGCACGTAATATTGAATATTTATATTGGTTATTCAAATAGTTTATCTATCTGAGTCTTTTTATGTAAAACACCAGCATCTATCATATTGATTTGGTGATCTGTTGCTACAACTTTCTTTGCTGGAAAATAATTCATACACCATTTTTCAACTCTATCCAATGTAGCATTAAATCCTATAATTTGTGGCTTACTAAACCAAGCAGTTTTATTGTTACCTCTGGTAGAATGAAATTGAGCCATTAATTGTGACCATAAGCACTGACAACTTGCGGCCCAGGTATATCTATTTTGAAATTGATGAAAAATCGATTTTTGTATACATTTCTCATTATACTTTTTCCACTGACTAGGTTTGGTAAATTCACCTGTTCTTTCTAATAATAATGCTATTGTTCTTAACATATGCGAACCTATTTTATTGTATTCATCTAAAGACTGCACATAATATTCTGTAGCTACTCCTCTGTCTCTTATGCTGGTATAATAAAAATCATTCATTTTTATCTTTCATAAATGTTTGT